GCCACCCAATAATCCTTGAACGAATCAAACACCTTTTGCGGGTTTAAGTCAGGCCGTTCTGTTTGGCAGAATTCTGTCCAAGAATCAGGTAACTCAAAATATGTTGAAAGGCGTGAGCCTTTTGTTCCCCGCTTTTTCTCTACCTCTGTCTCTTTCTCTTTCTCTGTCTCTCTCTCTGTCTCTAGACTATCACTTTGATATCTCTCTGATATCACGCTGATATCATCTTGTTCCAGCCAGTGAGACAGCTTGTTTAAGCAATCATTAGTTTGCTTTTCTGACATTCTGAGCCTAAAAGCTAGGGTTTTCACTGGTGGAAGTCTGCCATCATCCTCTGATGCAATTAACCAACACATGACAAGCACTTTGCTGGCTGTTGCATCAAGCTCATGCCAGTCAAGGTCATCAAGAATATCCCTGTAAAGTTTGACCCAAGGTGGTTTGCGGTCTTTGAAGTGTTGAAACTTCTTCCAATTTTTGATTTGCATAATTTGCCCAAAAAAAAGGGCTACACCTGAAGTCTCACCCTTGCGGATGTTGGCGGACTGGCGTAGTTCCAGCAGACTTCATGTGTAACCCTACTACGATAATGCCGCCAAGCATTTCGTTAATCATACATCAATAGCAGTTTGTGTTGCAATTGTTTCCAAAACAACAGGTTTGGCAAGTGACATACTTACCATTGGCATAGTAGGTATGAGTCGAACAAGCCGCCCACAATGTCAGACTAGACAGTGCTAAGTATGCGCCAATAATCACTTTTTTCATGTTTTCTCCTGAGTTAAGTTTTTCCGATTCTCCATCGAAGCCTTGAGAATGTTGCGTAACCACACAGAACCGCCAAGTTTGCGAAACTCTAACCATTGGTCAAAAGTAACTCTGGTGGCAATTTTGAGGGGACTTCCTGTGATTTCTGATTTGTTTCTAGCCATGCCTACAAAGTACCCGTTGCTTTAATGTTTGACAATAAGGGTATATCCTAGTGTACAACAGAATAGATAGTGTCGTACATTATCAATTCCTAACTTTGAAAGGCGTATATGGAATTTGAGATTTGCTTAGATGAACTGCAGGACTTGGACTTACCTGAACAAGACTGGCACTTACGGGTTCAGTGGTCTTATGACCAAGATTACAGCCCTAGAGAGGGTCTATACGACAAATACTGCTTTGAGCTTCAAAAACATACTCCAGATGGTTGGGTTGACATCACTGATGACCTGACTGACAAAGACACTTCCACGATTCTCAAAATGATTGAAGGAAACGACAATGATGACATTCTCTGAAGTGTTTGGGCGTGTAGCTCTGATTGTTGCCTTGCTGGTCGGCATAAACCATGCCTTAACACCATCAGTACAGGCTCAGAGTATTCAGGTGGTCAGCAAAAAGAAAAGCCTGTTAAAGGCGTGTGTGAGACTTCAAAAAAGGAAGGCAAAAAACTATGCAACAGTCTGCGAAAAGCGAGGAATCTATGCCTGAATACAAGACTCAACAACAGGTATATGACGAACTCAGAAACGACATTCTTGAACAAGTGGCTGTCGAGATTGAAAAGATGCAAGGATTTGGAAAAGATACCTTGAGTTCATTTGGTATTTTCATCAGAGGTATGAAGAAATGACACAAGATGAAATCAACCAAATGGTTGAACAAGCTGGTTTTCATGGAATGCTTTCCATTGGGGTGGTTATGGATTCAAAACAACTTGAAATCTTTGCCAAACTGGTAGCCGCCAAAGAACAAGACCGATGCTGTTCCATTGTTTTTGCTCAGTGTGAAAGTGACAATGTGGCGCAAAGAACTGTTGATGCGATAAGGGGTAAAGCATGACACAAGATGAAATCATTGAGATGGCAATAGAAGCTGAGTTTGTTTCACATGGAAAGCCAAGTGATGAAGAAAGTGAGTTGTTTGTTTGTCTTGATAAAGACATCTATAAATTTTACAAACTGGTAGCCGCCAAAGCATTTCAGGATGGCTATGAAAAAGGCGTAGCCGCTTTTAATGAAGCAGTTTTGATTGAGCGTGAAGCAATTAAAAAATTGTGTGAGGAATTGAGCAATAACACTGAGCCACACAAAGACTACGAGGACTACGATGATGGATGGGTGGATGCTTGCAATGCTTGTAAGTGGGCTGTGACAAAAAGAGGTGAAGCATGGTTGAAGTATTGAAACAGGCGCTTGATGCTTTTCACCAAATTTTTGAATCAACTCCCGTTTACCACAACGATGGGACTTGCATCATAAACGACAAGTCTGTGGAGTTAAGCAACAAAGCCATCGCATCTCTACGCCAAGCCATTGCAGAGTTGGAAAGCCAAGAGCCTGTAGGCGAAGTTGATGCAATTGGATTAAATGAAACAGACTTTCATGTTTCATTCAAAAGATCGATGCCGCTGGGCACAAAACTCTACACCCACCCACCACAGCGCAAACCGCTGACGGATGAGGAGATTAAAACAATTTGTTTGGATAACGGATGGGATAGTAGTTGGCAATCCTTACGCTTTGCCCAAGCCATTGAAGCCAAACTCAAGGAACGCAATTTATGAATTCAGCATGGGACTACAAAGGTCAACCCTCAATCTGGACAAGAGATGCCGAACTGAAAATGATTAATGTTGGGAAAATGATTGGTGCTAAACGCAGAGAACAACTGAAAGCAAAAGAAGTTCAAGGACATCATCCTTATCAGGCGAGGAAGAACAAGAAATGAAATCAGCATTCGATTACAAAGGTCAGTCATCGGTCTGGTTGACAGACACAAAAATGAAGCGGTTTAAGCAAGGAGAGGAGTTTGCCAAGCGCAAGCAAGACAAGCGTGGCATCCACGAACAAAACCAAGTCTTCATCTACTCAAAAGCACTGTCCAGCAAAAAATGATTCAGCAAATCAGAACATTCTTTGGTCGCCAAAGAGGTGAAAGTGGCAATCGCAGAACCGATGTAAAAATGGGTGTTGCTTGGATTTGCTTGCTTTGTGGAAAAGTGTTTACTAACAAGTCACTTGCAGACATTCATAAATGCACTAGGGAAATCCCTTATATCAATTACGATAATGTCTGACAGAATACACACATTGATAGGTTTTTTAACAGGAGTGAATGATGGATTTTGAAAGAGAAAAGTGGATGGCACTGCAAGACCTGAACCCTTCAGATGTTGCAGATGCGATATGCGATAGTCAGGCTATCGTAGAAGCAATACAGTCAAACGCATGGGCTGATGTTGCAGACATGGTTCGATCACGAGTCGAACTCAAAGCCGAAAGACTTGCACAATTAGCTTGTGATATTCCCCTGACAAAATGGATTGACAGCGAGGAAGAACTCGAATTGTGGCGTTATTACAGAGCAGAGTTGGCTCGTGAAGCCATCGAACAAAACAAGCCAAAATTACCTAAAATCAACCCTTACGAGAGAGGTCAGCAATGAAAACCAAACTCAACCTTGAAAGAATCATTGAGGAGCATTCCAATGAGCAATATTGTGCGTTCTGTATTAAGCCTCGTAACCCATCAATCAAATGTTGCGATGACCCATTTTTTATCTTATTTTCAGATTTGGACACCTACACTCAGTATGAAAGAGCGCACGAAATTGAGACAAAAGGCGGCTAAACGCATGAAAGAGCAACCTAAGACTCAACGGGTGGTTATGCCATCCAAACCGATCACCGACCCTGCATTCGGGTATGTGAACTCAGCGTTGACAGATGTGTCAGCAACATGGAAGAAGCATTCAACAGGAGTAAACAATGCTGGATTATTCAACAATCCTAATGCGAATGGAAAGAACCACAAAGAGTCTGGAGCAGAAATGTCTCCACAAAAGATTCGCAGGGTTCAATAAAGATATTGCCCAGATGCACAGCGATCTAACGCTGTTGGCAATGTGGGCAGTAAATCAAGAGGCGATGGATATTTTTAACGATGTAATGGGAGTCAAGGAATGAATCAAGAACAGGTGTTGAGTCTTCTCAGTAAGAATGTCAACGAACATACTGAGAAAAAAGCAAATTTGACATATCTTTCATGGGCGTGGGCATGGGCAGAAGCTCTCAAAGCAGACCCTGATGCTGTCTACAAGGTTGAGATGTTTGGTGACAAGTGTTTCATGGACATTAACGGCACTGCAATGGTGTTCGTCACAGTCACTATGTTTGGCAAACCAATGACTTGCCAACTGCCAGTGATGGACTTCCGAAACAAAGCAATCCTCAATCCCGATGCGTTTGCAGTCAACACTGCCATCATGCGTTGCATGACCAAGGCGTTGTCTTTGCATGGTTTGGGCTTGTATATCTATGCTGGAGAAGACTTGCCTGAAGGTGAAGGTTCAGAAATAGATGTAGGAACGATGATTGACCATTTGGCGGCTATTGAAGCGGCATCCACCATTGAGGAGTTGAAGAATGTTTACACCACTGCTTACAGTGCTTGCGGTTCTGATAAGACTTGGCAGAAGAAAATGATTGATGCAAAAGAAAAGCGTAAAGGAGCATTGAAATGAATACGCCAAAACTCGTTTACAACCATATAAAAAGTCAAGGAGATGTTAAGTTTCCTGACGATTGGTCTGCATTTGACGATGCAATAAAACTTGATATTTTGAGTGATTGGATTGCTGATTTAAAAAAAGAATATGAACAAATAAAATCACAAAATAATCCAGTAGTTTTAGGTGCATTAGGTCATTGGGGGAAAAAATGAGCGATGTAGAACAAGGAACACCAGAATGGTTTGCACAGCGTTGTGGAAAAGCTACTGCTTCTCGTATCTCTGACATTGTTGCCAAGACAAAGACAGGCTACAGCACCAGCAGAGCAAACTACATGGCACAGTTGGTAGTCGAGCGCATGACTAACCAAGTGGGAGAGTCTTACTCAAATGCCGCAATGGAGTGGGGTGTCGAGAACGAACCCTTTGCCAGAGCCGCATACGAGGTTAAGACAGGCAATACAGTCGATCAGGTAGGTGCTATTGATCATCCACGAATTGCTTTGTCTGCCGCCTCTCCTGATGGTCTGATTGGGGATGATGGATGCTTAGAGATTAAGTGTCCTAACACCTCAACCCATATCGACACTATTCTTGGTGATGAGCCAGCAAAGAAGTATTACGATCAAATGCAGTGGCAAATGGCTTGTACGAACAGGTCTTGGTGTGATTTCGTGAGTTTCGACCCACGAATGCCAGCGCACCTTCAACTGTTTGTCAAAAGAATCGAGCGCAATGATGTCTATATTGCAGAACTCGAAAGTGAAGTTGTCCAGTTTCTTGCGGAAGTGGATGATAAAGTTAAAAAACTCAATGAAATTAAGGTGTAAACATGGAACAGCGTGACAATAGTGGCGTTCTTTTTAAGAACGACAAAAAGGAAAAAGACAACCATCCCGATTACAAAGGGAACATTCGTGTGGGTGGACAGGAATTCTGGCTCTCAGCATGGATTAAAGAGGGCAAGAACGGCAAGTTCATGGGACTAGCTGTCAGCCCCAAGGAAGACCAACCAAGCCAACCTCAAAGCAAGCCTAAAGCTAGGATTGAGGACATGGATTCAGATATACCTTTTTGATGTAATGAAACGGGGAAAGCGCAAGTGAGTACCCACTAACTTAACAGGAGTTGATATGAAGAATTTTTTTGATGGATTGATGAAAATGGCAAACTTTGAGGATTTTGGTACAAGCCCTCATAAACTGGTTCGTAGAGACTCGCCAATTACTTCTTTTGAGGCGGCAGTCAAAGTAGATACAACCAAGCTAGAACAGCTTGTTTACGAGGCTATAGGCTCTTTTGGCTCAAATGGGTGTATATCCGACCAAGTGCTAGATATGTTCCCAACAATGCCCTATAGTAGCGTCACAGCAAGGTACAAAGCCTTGCATGACAAAGGATTTATTGAAATTATTGGGACTAGACGGGGAAAATCAGGCAGAAACCAACGAGTAATGAAAGTTAAAAATGTTAGCTAACATACTTAACATAATTCTGCTTATGGTGATAGGTGGAGCAGTCCTCATCATTGGTATATGGGTCATACTCCACCTATTTGACGACTCAAGCCATTAAAACATCAATGGCGTGTTGAGTTCTGGCAACCCTGTCATCCAATCCATGCGTACCACCATTGATACGCTTTGTCAGGGCTGTCATGTCATTGGCATCAGCAAACTGGTTCAGCTTGTTCTTGTCCCAAAACCAGCCAGCAGACAAAGCCGCATACTGAGGACTAGATACCAAGTCAGGGTCTTCCACTAGATCAACTCCCAAAGCCTCTCCACAAGCTCTGTAGTTATCTTTGCCAGTCAACTGAATCAAACCCCTGCCACGATACTTAAACCCGTCTCCAGAGGCTTCATTTCCATTGCCCATGCGGTCAGCGTAGACCTTGTTGGCAATCTTCTCAGGATTGCGATGGTATGGCTGTGCGACTTCCAAAGATGGGAAACGCTTTGCCCAAACCTTAGTCAAACCTTCAGCAGAATAGTTCAGGTTTTCTTTGAGAGCAGTGAATCCACCGCTTTCATGAGCGCATTGCCCCAAGAAACAAGCCTGTCTTTCAGGCGTTGAAATGTCGAACCGATCAAAAGTTTCATTGATTGCATCTATCCACTCCTCTGCCTTGATAGGCGTTATCTTTAATGCTTGGGCTAACTGTTCACTGTTCATTTGCTCTCCTTCTGGTTAATCATCTCTCTGACTTGGTTATAGGTTGCGATACAGGCGTTGAGCTTTCTGGCTGTGATGTCGGCTTCGTCTGTGATGGCGAGAATAGCTCTAGAAGTCTCTGGCTGAAGTTCGGCTGTTGGGGGGTCAGATCGCTCGGCAACGGGGGCATCTGAGGTGGCTGATATGGTTGGGCAGGAGGTCGCTTTGACAGGAAGCCGCAACCGCAAAGCACCAGAGTCAATGTCAGTATTACGCTTTTGAATGACAATTTTTGCATTGTTGTTTGCCTTTACGAGTTCAGTTGCTTGTTTTTGCACCGCTGTCACCAGTGCCTGTTCCTTTTGTCTAGCTTCTTGATTAAGTCTGGCAATCTCCATTTGCTGTTTAGCAAACTCATCATTGCCACCCTTCCAGTAGCCTCCACCAAAGCTACTCAGCACCGCCAAAACGATGCCAAGTAACACCCAAGGGTTTAATAAACTCATTCCTTGGCTTCCAACTTAGGCTCATTGTCAGAATCAGCATCTGCTTTGGCAATAGCCTTAGCACTGGCAGACACAGCACTACGACCAGCCACACCACCCAAAACACCAGTGATAAACACCATGATGGTATTGATTTGCTGTGTATATACCTTATCAATTGCCGCCATGCCATTCATGGGCTGAGTGACAAACGAAACTGAGTACAGGAACATTGCCACTGAACCAAGAAGAATCATGGTCAAACAGAAGATCACGATTGCCCAAATTCTGACTTCAATTTCTTCAGCAGTCATGCGTGTATTTTGTTTGTATCCAACTGTAGGCATCACTTTTTCTCCATTTCAGGTTTAACAAGTTGCTCAGGGCAAGTGCCTGTTGCAACACAAATAGGGGGTTTGCACTCAACATTTTCCCAATTTTTAGGGTCTTGGCAAGGGTATCTAAACCTGTCTTCACAACCCATCAAAAGTGTCAAAGCAATCAAACAAATAACTCTCATTTCTCTTTCTCCCTCTCTTTTTGTTCCACTTGTCTTCTCAACTTCTCAACCTTTTCAACTTGAGACTTTGCCTCATTCTTAGTCTCCAAGATGTCAAGATAAAGAAATGCCATCAAAGGCAAAAGCAACGCAATCAGTACGCAAGCCGCTATCCAACCCATTACTTCTTCCCCCAATGGCTTACGAACACGAACCACATCCACAGGTAAAGGAGGAATATAGAAGTCACTACCACTGCCGCTAGCTTTGCTTGTAGGTTTCTTTCTTCCTCTTTGCGTAGCCATTGCTCTTGCCTCTTTATCGCTTCTTCTTTTAACCTTGCCTGAGTTTGCTCCTCATCAATCTTGTCTTTCATGTTGAAGACTTCTGAGTACAGTGCGCCCATCTCAGGAGGGCTTTGATACACCATGCACTCACGAATCTGCACCACCAACGCTTCCATCTCTTGCTGTGCCATGACCCTTTTTAAAGCCGCTTCCATGTGGTTTTGTTCAGGGTCATAGACTGTCAGACTCTTTTCTTCTTCTTCTCTAATGTGTGCCGCTAACTGTTCTTGAAGTCTGAAAAACTCAGTCAGATTCTTGACAATATCAACTTTTACTTGGGTTTCGTCAACGGCAACAAACTTTTCCTTCTTTTTCGCCACAGACTTTGAGGTTTGTGGAGATGAAGTTGTTTTTGGCTTTTGTCCAAAGATTGATAAGAGTTTTCCCCAAAATCCTCTGACTTCTTTTCCAATGGCAACGACTTCATCAGCAGTTGCCTTGATCTCAACAAAAGACTCTTTGGCTTGCTTGTAGAGGTCACAGCCAGCCTGAATCTGTTTGACCAGACCAGCCGCCATGAAACAGATGGTAATAGGGTCAATTTTGTGTCCTTATTCTTCAAGAACAGGTTCTTGTGGTCTAACTACTTCGCTTGGGCTTGCAGTAGCGGAAACACCAAAATAGTTTTGTCTCAATGCTCCCATACCAACAGCAGTAACCATTTTTCTCACATCATCTGGACTGATTAACTGATTTAATTGAATCTCCTCACCTTTTTTGGTAAAGAATTTGGTAGATGCGTTAACAATTGCATCCACTCCATTGTCATCCAAAAATAATTTGCGCTGTGCTTCTTTCGTAGCGTTATCTATGTTGGTTTGACCAATCAATGAAAGAATGCGAAAACCTTTATTGAAGACGCTGGCAATTTGATTTACCAAAATTCCAGAGATTCTTTGAGGGGCAATGCCACCCATTGCTCTTTGTAATGCAGACTCTTGTTCTGTTGCGGCTTTGCTGAAATTTAATTTACTAATGTCAAGAGTTTTAGATAGTCTTGAAACATCAGCAAGTGCATTCAAATTTTTGTACTCGTTTACTCCAAATACCCTAATAAAAGCATCAGAGTTTTTTGACAAATAATCCAAAGGATTTGGACTGTTCAACATATTATTAACCAGTCCATTTTTCACAGCAAACAAACTATTTTTTTGCTCACTAGCAGGTAACTTTTTCAAATCAGTAAAAAATTTGTTTAGGTATCCTTTTCTAGTTTCGCCAGTCATTTTGGATACTATGCCATCTACTCCACTAATGTCATAGTCTTTCAAGAAACTTTGTCCTGCCTTACTCATAGCATCTCTTGCGGCATCATCAATAGCAACTTTCTCAGAAGCCAAATATTGAGCCTTCAAACCAACATCAGAAAGTCGTTGCTTCAATGCAGGAAGTTGGTCAACAATGTCACTGTAACCACCATTTGTACTGGTTTTAGATAACAAATTATCCAGTTTCAATGGGTCAATGACACCATTCCTGTCAAGTGCTTTGTTGTATAGCTTTGACATGACAGATTTTTCTGCCAATGAAACACCTTCATCTCCTGCAACACGCAAAAACTGATTTAATGCAGTTGGACTAGAAGCAATCAATGGAGAAATTTTTTCAGCATAGTCAGAAGAACTGATTTTCTCAATAGCGGCGGCATCTTTAAATGGAATACCCACTTTATTGTAGTAATCATTATCAAGTGCTGACATGGCTTGACCAAAAGGCAACTTTTCACCTCTGAAGTCAATCACGATGTTGCCACTAGAATTTTGCACATTGTCTAATGCTTCATCGACTCTTGTTTGCAATAGGCGTAATTTGTCTTGTCTGTTGGGGTCACGAGTTTCTCTGATGTCTTGAGCAACACGCCTTTTCAATGAATCAAGGCTTGTTATATCCATACCCATTGTTAGGTCTGGTGCAGTTGTGGCTGGCAAAGTAGTTCCTTCAGCAGTTGGCACTGCTTGTCTACGCATTGCTTTAAACTTTGAAGATTGCTCACGAACTAATTTAAGCAAAGGTGCTTGTTTAGCCCAAGGGTCGCCTTGAAATAATTGTTCTGCTGTATTTAGCAAATCCTGAGTATCTTGCGCTGGCAACATCGCACCTTGTTTTGATGCTTGACCTAATACTGATTCATACTCAGGCTTGAGTGCGCCTCTGGCGGCTTTTTCTTTGGCAATCACAAGATTTTGTATTGCAGTGCCAATCTCTGCTGGTTTTGCGCCTCCAGCAATGTCAAATTGTCCTGTTAGTTTGTTTAACTGATTATCAATAAATGTGATTCGTTGGTTGTAGTCAGTTTCTGTTTGAGAAACCTTTGCTTGTCCTGATGGAATTTCACCACTAGGTCTTGGATACAACTCTTGTGATTTTTTACGAACAGCGGCTTTAAGTTCAGAATAAATATTATTTAATTCTGTTGCAAATTCTACATCATCGGTGGCTAATTTTTTCAAGGTACTGCTTAACACAAGATTATCTAATCCTGCAACTGCCGCACCACCTTTTTTGCCAGTAACAAACTCAATTTTGCTTTGTATATTTTCTAATTTTTGTTGAAGCAATGGGTCTGTCTTAATGGCTTTTTCAATAACATCTTTTGCTCTTGAAACGCCTTCAACATTTGCCAAATCTTCTACATCAATATCTTTCAATGACAGACGATCACCAAGCATTTGACCCGCCTTGATAGTTCCACCTCCAGATAAAAGAGAACCAACAACTGAGCCTATTACCTGACCGGGGACTCCAAAATATTGTCCTCCTGCCTCTCCACCATATTCACCACCCAAAGCACTAACTCCAGCAATTGCTGTTTGTGCGCCTACGCCTTTTTCAAAGAGTCCTAACCCACGAGCCACATTGCTCAATCCTTGTCTGGCAATACCAGCACCACCAAAAAGATTTAATGGGTCTGTTACTGCTCCAGCAACTGTTCCAACGGCTCTTTGCATTTGTGTTGCAGGGCGCATCTCAGGCTTTAAACCCAAACTTCTTTGGAATTCAGTATAGGCTTGACCTGCTGTACCTTGAGGTGGTAATTCAGATGGAAATTCACCACCACTTAAACCATAAAGAGCACTGCTTTCAGCCATGAGTGCAGGAATAGAAGATAAACTTCTTCCAATGCTTTCTCTTACATACTCACCCATTGTTGGAGGTGCTGGCTGATCAAACATTGATGTCATGCCACGCATAAAAGAAGGCACTTCTTCTTGTCCTTCTTCTTGCTCCAAACGCAGACGAAACTCAAATTCTTCTTGCTCTGTCATGGCGCTTTTCCTTTTTGTTTGGCTTTCCATTCTTGATAGCGTTTCTCTTTTTCAGCATCAAAGGCTTGTGGATTGGCATCAGGTTTTTTTCTAAACTCAGGAATATCTGATGCTAAATCAAAATCTTCATCTGTAAAATTAGATCGTTTTGCAAGAGTTCTTTGAGAATCCAATTCTGCTCGACCTTTTTGTAAAGCAACCTTGCGAATAGCTTTAATTGTGGCTTTTATTTTTTCTTGCGTATCTGTTGATGGAGTGCCAGAAAAAGCAGTTGATGCCATATCAACTAATCCACCAATAATAGATGGGTCACCACCAGCGGCTTGAATTTCTTTTTGACTTAAATCACCACCAGCTAATGATTTTGCCAATTGAACACGAGCCGCATTGAATGCTGAAAAATTATTTTGTTTTATAGATAACCCAAGATTTTCTAGCGCAAAATCTGTTGCATTTACTGTATCTCTGAATGGTTTAACTGTAGAAATTATGTCTGCTCGTAGTTTGGGAATGTCTTTAAATTCTTTTATTCCTGAACTTGGTGCTCCCGCTTTTGCTCTTGCTTGTCCTTCTTCTTCAACTCGTCTGTTAACAACAGCTTTTTGTGCTGGTGTTAGTTGTGCAAAAGGTTTGTTGTCATACAGTTCAGCAGAAATAGCATCTCTATCATTAGTCAAAGATAGTTGTTTTTCAGGTCTTTCAAGATATTTAACCACTTCAGCGTCATGTTCAGGAGTTCCTTTAGGAAATCCTTTACTTATGGCAACTGTTTGAGCTTCTTGAATTTTTGCTGGAATTTTGTCTGGGCTGTCAACCTCTCTTAAGTCAGCAACATTTTTACTCAACTTATAAGCCGCCATACTTGCAGGAGTGTATTTACCAGTACGAAGCAATTGTTCAAATGGGTCAGCACCTTGTTTTTCACGGAGTCGTTGAGTAGTCAAAGCCATTTCAGACATTGATTTACGAGCATTCTCAGCAATTTTCATTGATAACTCAGGAGCAGTTCGAGCATATTTCTGAGCAACCATCAAGTTTTGTTCAGGATTACTTGGGTCAAGTTCACTCAAGATTTGCTGTTGCAAGCCAATCATCTGCAACTGAGGGTCTTTGCCACCCAAAGCACCACCAAGAGCATCACCCAACTGTTGACCACCACGATAGAAGCCAAACTGAGCTTGTTGCATAGGTGTTAGCTGTGCATAAGCCAATGCTTCATCTTGCATTGCTCTTTGACGCTTCATCATATATTCCATCTCTGCCGCACGAGAGATTTCAGGACTAAACATTCCACCAACAATAGATTGTGGTTGATTTGCTCTTAGTGCTGAATATGGTTCAGCATCTGGTGTAAATTGGGCATTCTCTACCACTGCTGGTACAAAAGCATTGAGATTAGAAAAACTCATAGGAGTATTTGCTATGCCTAATAATTGCTCTCGTGCATTTTCAGCTCTAAGCATTTCTTCTTGTCTAATTCTTGCTGATTCAGCATCCATATCGCCATAATTTGTTGGATTTGAAAAAAGACTATTTATTGGAATTGTGTAGGTGGGAGTTGCCATGATTTATTCCTTAAGGTTGTCCATAATATGCACCCCATGCAGATGGACTGATGTTGTAACCAGCCGCACCAGAAGGAGAAGAACCAAAGCCAAAGTTTATTCCACCCAAAACATCTGATAGACCTTTTTGTGCGTAAGGATTGTTGGCTAGTCCTGTCAACGCTGAACCAATTCCACTTTGTCCAGAAGTTGCTTGTAATGTTCTTGCCGCACCTAATCCACCAGTAAGCAATGCCTGACCAACATTAGCACCAGCAGTAGCCGCACGACCACCAAGGGCTGAACCTAACTCCAAAGGTTGTTGACCAAGAGACTCAATCGTAGAGCCAGCACCCAAATAGGCACTGAATGGGCTTAATGCACCGACTTGACCAGCTTGATACTGACCCATCAAACCAGCACCAGTGCCCAACAATCCTGCGCCAAAGGCTACATTCTGTTGACCAGCTTGTTGAGCCTGTGAAGCCAATTGCAAATCTTGTTGTGCCAATGCGTTGTAGTAAGCCTCCATCTCAGGAGTGGTTGCACCCAAACCAGCCGCACCGCTAGGTCTAGCACCTGTAGCGCCCACAGACAAACCACCACGACCTTGTTGGAACAACTGGTTTTGCAACTGAGCCATTTGTCTTTCACGGCTAGGGGCAAGCAAATCTTGTTGCTGACGCATATATTGAGATGCAACTTGCTCAGGAGTCTGCTGTAGGTACTGCTGACCCAAGCCAAACAGTCCTGTAGCACTTTGTTGCAGTGGCGCATACTGTTGCTGTGCCATCTCAGCTTGAGTCAAAGC